CAGCAGCACTACCACCACCTTTCATTCCAGACGATTGTACTATTGGTGGTAGAGTTACAACATTTTGAGAACCATCTCTTGTCAATGGTTTTATCTGTGGAATATTCTTTGTCCTGTAACCAAGTTTAGCTGCATTTGAGTCACTGTCAGTCATTGCAACTAATTTATCAATGAGAGAAGTTCCAAGACGATTTACAGTATTAACAGGAAGAACATACTCTCCAGGTTGAGCGAAAATGGCTTGTCTATCTGCTGTTGCTCCACGAATATCCATTCCAGTATTCTCTTTAATCAATCCACCACCCATACGCTGCATAGGTCTAGGACCTTTATATCCAGGTGCATTATAATATGCATTAGGTCCAGTAAGTTGACTATATGATGATGTTCCTTCCGGAAATAACATATCACTGATGACAGGAGCATTTAATAATCCACTGCCACGGGAAAGCGTTCTTCCAAATCCCATGCCAGTTCTCTGTGCTACTCCACTTGTTAACTGAGAACGAAGTCTATTTGCAAGAGGACTATTTGAATACCTACCAGAAAGTAATCTATCTGCCAAAACCTTTCCCTTATCAAATGTAGACGGATTTACAACAGATTGTGGTTCAATAATGTTTATACCTCTTGCACCTCCAGGAACTATTGTCTTAACTACACCACCAGGAACTTGAGTTCCACCCAGAGACCCTGCAGAACCAGCATATCGTTGAGCTCCTTTTAACGTAGGTGCAGAGTATGCACCTCTACCAAGTATTTGTGGTTTCCATCCTCCAAGTCTAAACTTATCACCCCCCATAATGGCTTCAAATCCCTGTTTTGCCATACCAGTAAATCCAGCCTGGACTCCTCTTGTACTGAGTCCTCTAGGTCTATTGAATAGACTCATCAACCCACCAACGATTCCCCCAGTATTAAAGAATCTACCAAACTTAGGTTGGTTAGCACCTGAACCACCATAATGTCTGTTTAGACTTAAAAATGTATCCGCACCAACAGCATCTACAGTTTTCTTATTAATAACAACCTCTCCAGGCATTGCTGCAATCAATTGAGTATCAGGACCAAATCCGGATATTCTTTGACCCGTGTTATTGTCTATACCGGAATATCCATTCATCACAGAACCACCACGGGCAGCACCCTGAAGGAGTCCGTAAGGTGTTGTTGGACCCATATTACCAACACTAGGAACCTTATCGGTCATAGTGTCAGTCCCCTGAGCACCTAAACCTTTTCCAGTCTGTGCCCGTGCTTTATTTTCTGCTTGAACTCCTGCTGCCTTTCTTTGCCCGGTAACTTCATTAGCAGCAGCTGCTAAACCAATTGCTGCGGCAGGAACAGCAACCCAAGGATTAAGTAAAACTTTACTGAGACCTTTTATTGCCCCAGCAATCTTGGGTATTGCACCAACTAGTTTGCCAGTTAAACCACCAACGATTCCAAGTATTCCTCTTACAAATTTACCAAATGGTGTGAAAAATAAAACAAAAGCACCAAGTAAAGAAGGCCACCAATCCTTTACAAATCTCTTTAAAGTTTCTACTTTATTTTTATTTTTTGGGTCTTGAAACCATTTTACTAATTGCGTAAATGCATTACCAAGTAATGTGAAGAATAGGAATCTCCACACACGGTCAATAATTCCTTGAAATGGAGAAATAAATTTCTTTACCGCATCAGATACGGCAGACATTCCTTTCTTAACAGTCTCTAGTCCAGCCTCTCTTTTTGACCTTTTATTTGCCTCAGCGTCTCTCCTTTCTTGGTCGGCACTATCTTCTTTAAAATCTAAGAAAGAAACTAATACTTTCTTAATAGAATCTAGAGGTCCCTGAAGAGGTGCCAAATTTGCAGGTTGAATTTGTGAAGATTGGACTCCGCCTGCAGGTGCAATTAAAGGAGTTGATAATGGTTGTACTGCTGGTTTTAAAAACTTAGTCGTCGCTATCTTATTTGCGTTTATCTTCTGACTCTTTGGTTTAAATCTACCCTTCTTACCTCTTATTCTTTTTCTTTCATTTGCAAGTAAAGCAAGTTCTTCTGGTGGCAATCTTTTTGCACCAGACACCATCGCTTCTCTAATGAGAGTATAATAGGTATCATAATCAATGTCATATGTATAGTTAAGACCCAGTAGCCTTAGAATTCTTTCATCGATTTTTTCGGATACTGAGTTCATTTATCGCTAGCGTTGTCTTTGTTTAAATTCTTCTTCTTCGAGATGATTCTTTAATAGTCCAACATAAACGTCCCTTTCCCAAGGAATCATATTTTCAATCTCCGTTAATGAATATTTATGGAACTGAATGAGAGAAAAATTTAATTTAAAATAATTCTCTAAGTCCATATGGGACATTCCTATGCGAAAAAACTTGATAACCCTTCAAGAACAACTTCACTTTCAACTTCGGTATTTGGATTTGTAACTTTAATCTTATGAGAAAGTTTTGGCATCGTCTCAAAGAACTGTTCGATTTCTTTAAATTGAACCGAATTCATTTGGTCTAGAAATTCTAACAGTTCTTTCTTAGTAACATCAGCAGCAACCCATACATCATCCTCTGTATAAATTTTATCAATACAAGAAGATATCAATTCAAAAGACTGGTCCATAGTATTGTCTGAGGACAAATCAAAATTACTCTTAATAAACTGGTCTAGTGATGGATACTTCATTTCCATCATAATAGAGTCATCAAGTTTTATTTTATTATTATGTTCGGGAACTCTTAAAACTTGAATATCATCTACAGAAATTTTTACAGGAACTACTGTCTCTTCATCATCAGGACAAATAACATTTACTTCAATCTCTTCCCCGACAGATTTACCTCGGATGTTAAGGAAAAGATATTCAATGTCAAAGGTTGGAAGAGACTCTACTTTGACGTTTTTTGTTTCAATACAATTCTTAATAACAGTTTTAATTGCTGTAGTAATTTGCTTGGTATCTTCAGACTCTAAAGCAAGAACTAAAAGTTTTTCCTCTCTTACAAGAAAAGGTCTATACTTAATTTTTTGTCTTGTGGATGGCAACTCAAGTTCATAAGTTGGCGTAGAAATCTTAGGTAAAGGCATAATGTCCTATAGAAACTTCAGTGTGATTATTTATTGCTTCTCTCAAATACTTAAAAAAGAGGATTATTTTGCTGTCTTACAATAAAGTCTTCGAGGAGACCTCTTCGAAGTTCATTTGCCTGTTCTCCCGGCAATCCAGGTCCATAATATTCTGGTTTTTTTGGAACCCCTGGTGGCGTTGATGGAGTTGGTTCAGACTCTGGTGCATATGCTCGTGATGCAAGAATATATCTATTAAAAGTGAAAGAGACGGTACATTTAAGCAACTGAGATGAATCATAAGAAACTGGCATTGAGGCAACGCTTACTGGATAAGCCTTAACGAAGGTATAATTTAAATAATTTCCATTGAAATCCCTTTCAAACTTATTAATAAAAATTTCAGTTCTATATCCATTATCTCCATCAGGATATCCAACTCTATAATTATAATTTCCATCTGGTGCAGTAGAAGTTTCTCCCATTGCATATCTCATCCACCCCTCAAAAAAATTAATCACATTATATCCACTATTCAATACTCCACCATCAACATAAAAAGTAAAATCTACAGTATTATCATATTGCCTACGATATCCTAGTCTTTCAGTGACTCCAGTATAATCATCATTAATTTCATTTGTAATGATAGATGACCCGGGAAGAGATGCTTCGGTACAAGATATTGAAATAAAATCATCATTATAATTTGTCACCGCCCTAACAGATGCTGGTGGATTAAACCAACACTGAAAGTGAGATGTTAATGCAGGTCTCAGTAAAAAAGATTTTATTTCAAAAGCACCTTTATAATTTCTTGGTGGTGGAGCTCCACCAGGATTTGATGAAGTAGCACTACCAGTTCCAGGACTTTTTCCTGTACCAGAAGTTTGAATGCTGGGAGTTGGAACTGCAGGAACTCCAGGAGCTGGTTGGGGATTAAATGGAATTACCTCTAATGGAGTTGCCATTTATAAATACTTTTACTGATATATTATGTATGATAGAAAATGGCAGAGAGTATTAAAAGTATCTATAAACCATCCTATCCCGAAAAATATAAAGGAAATCCAAATAATATTATATGCCGAAGTAGTTGGGAAAGAAAGTTTTGTTATTATTGCGACCACAATCCAAGTATAATTTCTTGGGCGTCTGAAGAGTTTTGTATTAGTTATGTTTCTCCCGTAGACGGTAAAGTGCATCGATACTTTCCAGATTACCTCATCAAAGTTCAAGAATCTTCTTGAAAGATTAAAACTTATGTAATAGAAGTTAAACCAAAGAAACAAACTGTTCCACCAAAACAAAGATCTAGAGTAACAAAATCATACCTGTATGAATGCAAAACATATGCAGTGAATCAGGCAAAGTGGAAAGCGGCAAAAGAATGGTGCGCTGATAGAATGTTAGAGTTTAAACTCATTACCGAAGAGGAGTTATTTAACTGATGGCAAAAGGTTTCGGACAGTATGCTAATGTTCCTCCAAGAATGAGAGAACTTAAAAAGAAAATATCAGATGCTGGAACCAATGACCCCGAAGATTTGATGATAATTATTATGGACACATTGAAAGAAGAGGTATTATATCCGGAACCAGGAAAATTTTATACATTTCTTTACTCACCAAAAACCCCAGATATTGAATACGATCAACACCCTTTGATTGCCTGCACCTCTTTAGAAAGATGGGGATTTAAAGGAATAAATTTTCATTGGAGACAAAGTAGACAATATACTTGGGAAGAAGTTTTAGGAAAACTTCATGTCGTAAGGTACGATGAACTTGACGAAATGATGTCCATACCTTATGCAAAATTCCGTCTAAATAAATAAAACCCTTCCTCATAAATGTCTCATACTCTACAAAAAATTGAGATGATTTTTCCCATATTTAACTGGGAGGAAGTTTAATGGCGAATCAAACATCTTTCAACTATGGTATGAACTTGGGTGGGAAAACACTGCCAGGAAAAATACTCATAGATTATGATAATGGAAATGCAGAATGGTTTAGATTAGGCACATCATATCCAACTTTTAGTTCATCAAAAGATACAGGTGGTTCTGGAAAGTGGGGATGGACGCCTTC